GATTGCCGGAACGGTATCATTGACCCAATTTATATTACTGTGGCACTTGTTCATCCGCTTTCACCTCGCTTTCACGCTTCTTTGCGTCCTCGTATGCCCGTAGGAGCTTGTTTTCTATGGACTGTATCACATAGATTTTGGCATCATACGGAAGTGGTGTATCATTTAGGATTGCGATTAGTTTCTCTTCGAGTTCAAACATATATCCTCCTTACAGACCGCAAGCATCTAGAATCTGTTTCAATGTCACGTAGGTACCTGAATACTCGCTGTAAAAATGAAGCTGTGCGTATGAAGCACATTTTATTTCCTTGGAGCTATTGAATGTTCCTAACTGGTCGGGGTCTATCGTGTCGCTTGTGGTAAGTACATCACTTGACAACTGGCTTGACGAGATCGTACTTGATGTAGTGAGTACATTACTCGGTAACTGACTGGAAGAAATTGTGCTTGCTGTAGTAAGTACGGAGTTACCGCCTATTGTTATACCCGTAGCCGAAATATTGGTATATTGGCCAGATGAAGCGCCATTTATCAATATCCCATCAGCCGACATACCTAAACTCTTTGAGTTTCCGCTATTGTAATCATAAAAACTCATTGTTGTTTGAGTTAAGGTTAGTGATTGAGTGGCTACTCCCGCTGCGCCTAAATATATAGTGCCACCAGCTATGAATACTCGATTATTTCCAGATGTTGAGCTAATCTCTCCGCCTGATATGGTCGCTGTACTACTTGCGCTTGCGCTCGTTATACTAGCGCCACTAATCGTACCACCCGTAATTGTAGTACCGTCTATCGTACCGCCCGATATAGTTGCCGCAGTTACATTTCCTTTAAATGTCGCATCACCATTAGAATCCAGAATAAAATTTGTAGTATTTACTATCAACGTACCCGTTGAGCCGAAAGTGATGCTACTAGGCGTTATGGTGATACTTGACATTTCATCGTTGAGATCGCTGACAATATTGCTTTTGCTAACCTTCAAGCCTATTTCCTGTTCGGTCATATAGGCGTATGAGCCAACCACCGTATCATCCAACTGTCTTGTCAATTCCGCCGATACACCATCAACATCTGCTTTAATCTTCAATGTCTTACCCGTAAGCTGTTTAAACTGACTCGATACGCTATTGAGCTGTTCACCGAAGTATTGCTCTCCCTGTGCGCTATAGGTATCTCTCAAAGCTTGTATGCCTGACAACCTACGTTCAAGTATGTATGTCACTATTCCACGGTATGTAGTGCGGATTCTCAAACCATCCCCGACCTCATGTAGCGGATTGCCGATAGCATTTATGGTAGCCGGTCTGTAGTACCGATTTACCATCTTTGCAAGGGCATTAGTGGCTACCGTGGTCAAATCCGTAGCGTTATAACCGTATACAAGGAAATTGCCCGTGATAACGTATGTATTTCCACTTGTGCCTACCGTAACACCCACATCTTCGTTGTCAGTCCTGATCGTAAGCTGTGTGACACTCTCCGAAAGATAATCCTCAAACTGAACATCTATATAACTTGACCGCTGTACTATGGTCACATCATGGTTAACATCCTGGGGGTAAAGATCGTCAGCCGGATAAAGCGTATCAGACGGGAATAAACCATCGTCCAATCCGGGTGATAACTCCACAAACCTAAACTTGCCCTCATTGGTTATCGTACCGAAAACACCGTTTATCTCGCAGATAGCCTTGATAACATCGGCACCACTTAATGTTTCGGGTTCCATCGTGCGCTTAATTGTGATAGAATCATTGGCAAGCGTTACACTCTCTGCGGTTATGCCGAAATGGGTAAGGAATGAAGCTCTGAACTGTGCAAGAGTCAGACTACTCGAACTGTTCGGCAAAACCGAATTGTACCATGCCGCCACATCCGCATTGATTATGTCATACAGTGCATCGTAAGCCGTGATAGTGCGCTTTGTACGGTCTGCGGATAACTTGTCCTCTGCCACCTTGAAAACGCCAATCTGCAAAATCTTTGACGCTTCATGGTTGGGTATCAGATAAACCTTTAAGGTTTTGCCCTTTAATGTCGGGATATTATCGTGTATGACGAAAGAGATATATCCGCTCTCGCAACTACCGAACTGTAACTGATTGCCGGAATTAAGACTCTGGTGCAACTCAAACGCTTCCTGTTCAAGCAAGTCATTTGTCACCGTGACCGTTGCGCCTGATACGGTATAGTTATCGCCGCTGACCGTAACCGTGCCATCAGTTAGCAATAAGTCCTTTGTTGTCGCTTCCTGCGACCATATTGTAGGGTAAGCGTAATTTATCATAATCTCGCTCCTTATGTCGCGCTTGATGTGTTATATCCGATAAACGCAAGTCTTATAGGGTTATACCGCAAGCCTTTTGAATCGGCGTGTCTGATCGTCACATTCACATCCGAAGTCAGATAGCACTTATCAGACTTATACGCTCCCATTTCAGGAACCCACGCCGTAACATTACAAGACTTCGCCTTTGCGCTGGTGAATTGCGCCCTTATGCTACTCATAAAGGTTTCAAACTCCGTGTCGCTCATGTCGGGCGTTTCCCACTCAACCTTTAATGTTCGTCTGTCTGATACCGCATCCCTGTGCAGCTCTCCGTCTGCATCACGGTATGAATCAAAGTCAACTACGCTCCATACACTCTGAAAGGTTTCAGCCTTAATAAACTGAAAAGGGATAGTGTAAGTGCCGACCTTAACCAAATAACCGCCACCCTTGCTATAGTAGGTTGTGCCTAACATAACGCGAGTATCTAATGTACGGATATACTCGTTGTTATATTTCTCGTACCACCCATTAGCCATAGGGTTATCGCCTGTTTGGGGCGTGACTGCGGTATATGTTGCGTAAGCCATCTTATCTATCCCCCTTATGTATTATCCGAACGCCGGACTACCCGTCATTTTGTTGTAGTTACTTGCTTTTTTCTTCATCGCTATAAACAGATCATCCATTGAAGCGGGTACAAATCCAGCTAAACCGTTACCGCCGTTCTCCTGTAAAGCTCTTGACATACCCATGTATGCCGCCTTGTAGATAGCGTCTGTCATTTGCCCGGTGTTGGCTACTGCGGAAGTGTTACCGATGTTGCCTACAAACTCTGCACCCTGTTCTCCGGCGTAGAAAAGTGAACCGCTTTGAGGTATGCCGCCCGTAGCGAACTTACCGCTTGTACCGCCATGCGTAGAGCCACTACCCGAAATATGCGTAGTTGATATACCGCCGATAGTACCGTCACCGTTAAAGTCATAATGCAAGCTACTTTCAAGGTCTTCTATAGCATTTTTAGCCTTTACAACTACCGTAGTATTCCACCATGTTTTAATCTTCTCCCATGCGCCTTGTAATCCTTCAAGTATGCTATCCCAATTAAACGCTATGGTTTCGGCTGTCAGAAAACCACCGCCGATTAACAAGCCCAGACCAAGCCCGATATGCCCGGTGAACAGCAGCAGTATTCCAAGTACCATTGAGCCTAACCCGATAGCCGCAAAGAATGGAGCAAATTTTTGGAAAGTCTCTTGCACTTTGCCGTATAGCTCATCCCAATTCAACGCTACCGTTGCCGCCATCAGTACGCCACTTGCGATAATCATACTGATACCGACTAGCTTCATTGAAGGGATGAACAGTAAGATAACACCAATCGCCGCCATGCCCACGGCAACCGCCGTGATTAGTTTCTTGTACTTCTTGAAGGCTTTTTTGCAATCATCCTTTAGTTCCGTCCAGTTAAAGGCTATGTTCGCCGCCATGAGTACGCCACTAGCAACGATCATTGAAATACCGACAAGCTTCATGGACGGCACAAATAATAGAATTATTCCTATTGCCGCCATACCCACGGCTACAGCGGTTATCAGTTTCCTATACTTTTTGAAAGCTGCCTTGCAATCGTCTTTTAGTTCCGTCCAGTTGAAAGCTACATTGGCTGCCATTAAAACCCCACTCTCTATAATCATTGCAATACCTACGACCTTCATAGAGGGGATAAATAGCAATATAATTCCGATAGCCGCCATGCCGACCGCAACGGCGGTAATTAACTTTCTGTACTTTTTAAATGCCGTTTTCAAATCATCATATAGTTCAGTCCAATTGAAAGAGATATTAGCCGCCATCAATACACCGCTGGCAAGAATCATAGATAAACCGATTAACTGTTTTGTCGGAACGAATAACAATATCGTACCAATCGCCGCCATGCCAACAGCAACGGCAGTAATGAGTTTTCTATACTTCTTGAAATAGCCCTTGATAGTCTCGTAAAGGCTATCCGAAGTGCTTTCCGACTGATTATAAAGCCGTATAGCCCCGGCAGCCATCAAACCTATTCCTATAAGCGTGTGTGGAGTCATAAAGGCTAAAACAGCGCCAATTACAAGCTGACTGATAGGCTCTTCCAGAAAGTCCTTTACTTCTTTTAGTATTCCCCTTAACTTCTGTAAAAGAGACGATATACTGCTCCCTATCTCTTTCATCTTGTCGCTGACAAGCACATCCTCAAATTCTTCTTTTGCTTTTGCAAAATCAGATGCTTTGCCGTTGTCATTGTTAGCCGAAAGATTATTTAACTCGTCAAGCCCTAAAAGCTGATGCTTATATTTCTTTACGGAATCTGCGGCATCATCCCACGATGTTGAGACTAACTTCGCACGTTGATAGTATGTATCACCGTTTATCGCCGCAAATAGTTCTGTCAGATATTCTGATATTTCCCTGATCTTGTTAGAAATCCATTCAAGAGCCGGAGCGACAAATTGCTTTATCTCGCCCCAGAACGCACCCAACTGATTAACCATCTGCGAAGTAACAGATTTAACACGGTCAAGAGTTTCTGCAAGTTTTGTAAGATCGCCTGTCTGCTGGCTGTAGTAATAGGCGTTTTTCAAGCCCGTCTCAAACGCTTCGCCTATGCCTTTAAGCGCAGAACGGATAGCCCGATATAACATTATTCTGCCAATAGACTTCACAAATTTATTCATAAAGCCCGTGGCTTTCTTAATCTTTTTGCTTGCCTTTTCAGTTTCCTCTGCGGCTTTTTTCTGTTCTTCCTTAAACTTTGCTAACTTATCTTTAGCCTTTTGTAATGCGTCTTTGTACCGTTCTAACTGCTCTCTTTTTTCAGTACGCTCTATATCTGCGAAGTCTTTACTGGTGTATTCCATTTCCACAACAGAAGACTTCCACGGGGCTTTATTTTTTACGCTTGTGTTTCCGTTAATACCGCCCATAGCCTTGACTTTTTTAACAGCACTTGCGTAGCCATCTAAAGCATTAGCCAACTTCTGCAACTTCTTAATACCACTCGTAGTGACGGTATTAAGCGCACCATTCATTTCATTAAGGCTTTTGGCAAGATGGTCAGAAACCGACACGCCATCTTTCATTCCAGTAAGCGCAGTCTTGACTCTCTGTAAAGCACTAGCCAATGACTTTAAAGAAGCCGTTGCTGACTGTGCATTAGCCTGTATTTTGACTTCAAGCCGATCTATCTCTGCCATCTATACCACCTCAATTACTGATTCTTCTGCGCCCATGCAAGAGTACGCTGTTTATTTCTCTCCAACGCTTCTTTCTGTTCTTCTTCGGTAATAGGAATAGGCTCTTGCGGATATTCACTCGTTCTGGAACTGCTCTTACCGCTCAAACCGCTTGCGACCTTTTCCGCTACTGTCTGCAAGCCTTTCAAGAAATAAATGCCTTGCATCCACATTTCCTGATTCTTCTGCCGATTACTGTACTCATGTGCTTCTCGATATACCTTCGCCAGAATCGGATCGCCATTCCAAAACAAGTCATACGGCATACCAATAGCCAAATAGTACGGTAATATCTGCATAAAAGATTCTGTAAGTGACGGTTTTGTGTCTGTCTTTTGTTCTTCTATCAGAACTCCACCGTCACCATCGAGTTTTTTGTCACTTCCTCCGTCTGCACAAGAGTATTGAAAGGCTGTAAGTACAGCTCGACTAAACGCTCGATCATGCCTTCCGGCATACCCTGTAACTTCTCGTACAGAATTTTATCTGTATCGGCTTTGCTCTTGTTGGGCTGGTGCATACGGAAAGCATAGAAGAATAATTCCTCGATCAATGACATACTGATACCGTTATCAAGTGCATTGATGTTGAATCCTCTCGCTTCTGCAAACTTTACCGTAGCCCTGTTAAACTCCAACACGAATACATCACCGTTGTTTGCATCTTTAATGATGATGGGCTTTATCTGCTTATCATCCGCCTGCGTGTTCTTTGTCTCTAATTTTGTAGCCATAGTCTTTATCCTCCATGTAGGTTATTAAGATATTTATAAAAACGCAGTAATCGTTGACATGGCAACGAAAGAGTGGCGAACTCCTGTCCTGCGTTTCTATCGTGTGGGTGTTATGCGCCAGCCGTGCAGGTAACAACTACCTTGCAGGAATCGCCGTTGTCATCGGTAAGGGTAAGTACCGCTGTACCTGTATCAACGCCTGTGATAGTAAGGGTAGTGGTAGCAACTGCGCCTGTAGCAACTGCCGGATTGCTGGACTCAACCTTTACAGTACCTACCGCATTTGCAACGGAAGTAGTTGAGGTAGAATTTTTAACTACGCTCTTTGTGGTATCTGTAGTGCTGATCTGCGTGGAATGAGCCGCCCAGCCGCCTAACTCTTCAAATACCACGCTTGCCGACAAAGTGGATGCAGAGTTACCGCTTATACCGCTGTTACCGATCTGCTTCGGAGTGCCGCAGAAATAGAAGCTGTTAGTTGAGTTCGGATAGCAGTATTCAAACCAGCAACGCAAACCGCTGTCCTTCTTGGTTTCAGCCTGTGCAACAAGGGTGTTCCATGCTGCAATGGCGGCATCGGTATGATTGAGAGTGAATGTCTTTTCTCCACCGGGATCTTGTCTGCCCGGAACGTAGCGAGTGATCTTATCCATGATGTTTGATACATCAATAGTTTCAAGCGACAACGCTATTTCGGGCGCTTCGGTAACATCTGCGATAGTCACATAGCCCGAAGTCGGACGCTCTCCGGCATGTCCCGAAACTTCAAACGCCGTTTTGACTCTTGCGCCGACAGTGATAATTTCGTTCATAAAAAATACCTCCTATGCTTATTTAGGAGGTCTTCACAACAAGAAAAACCTCCCATAACTTTTGTGGGTTAGCGGCTATCCTCGTTGGATAGTCGGTTTAAGATTAAAATGTCTGGAATGTCTTTGTGTATCTTGCCGTAATACGGTAAATTGTTCGGTCTAGGTTCGGTAACTGGTTTCTCATGGTTCGGGTGAATCCCATAGAGTGCATCTGCTCGTCTATAGTATCCATAATCGCCTTTGCCTGTGCTTTCTTGCCCGTATGAAGATTGCTGTAAGCGTTTGCCGTATACATCAGGCTGCAAGCCGTTTCAGGTTGCCGTGTGAGTGTTACATTTTCGGGAATCTCTGAATTATCATCCTCTACCAATGTAGCACACGGAAAACTTGAAGGACTTTCCACATACTCACCGTAAACTGATATACCGCTGTATGCAGAACGAAGGGCATTAGCAACGGTATTGAAAACGGAATTTTCAATGTCGATCATCTAAACACCCTCCTTGCTATGCCCACAATATCTTGCTTTGCGGTCTGTGCGCTATTCCACATGAACAATGTAGCGGGTATGCCGTGATAATCAGGTCTGGCACCGTTACCCTGTCCGTATGTACCCAAACCGCACATTCCTAAATATCCGGCTCTAGGATGCACATAAGCACCGACATAGGCATTATTTGTTACAACGCCTGTTCCAAACTCTAGCCATACAGCCGCACCGCCAACCGACACAGTAGCGGTATTACTACCCTTGCTGTGCGTGGTTTTAAGTGATGCAATGGTTTCACCCGTGTCAATGTGCTTTGACAGTTCATAAGCCGCATAACGCTCAACTTGCTCGGCAGTTTCACGCACTAACTCGCTCGTATGAGCCTTGAAACTCTTTTGGTAATCTTCTAACTGGCTGATAGCACTATCTATTGACTCTGCGCTTAACTCAAATTCAATAGTCATGTTACCGTCACTTCCCTTATTGCATAGGTAACTGAATTTATTGATCTTGCTACCGATACTACAACATAGTTATGTGGCGTGGTGGTTGTAGTCTCTCCCACCGTCTCAAAGGCTTCCTTGCCTACCCATAACACGCTGTTTTCGTCTATCGGACAGCTTAAATCGTTCGTTACCATAGTCTTTGTGTAATTCAGATTGATACCGAACTGCTCAACATCTGCCGTACCTCTTGCGGCAGACACATTGATATGATACTCGACAGGGGTTTGGTATGATACCTCATACTCTCCCGTCTTGTTGCCGTAATCGTCTAGTATCTCGGTTTTCTTATCGAAGAGTGCGTAATATATCTTCTGCTTATTCCGTACCAGAGAACGCATATCGCACCTCCTAGATTAACTGAAATACATTACCCCGAATGTAAGCGATCATATCATCGTACTTGAATGTGCGGTTTATTCCGTTCTCGTTATGTACCAACTCGCCCTCTGCGCCTTCATGCCCGTAACCGTTAACCACAGCCATAACTTGCGTTATTTCGTACTTTAACGGTACTTCGGTAACTGTACTGCGTTTATCGGGCTTGTTCGTGTACATCCAGTTCAGAATTTCCGTACCCGCAATATCAAGGTTGATTAACAATTCAGCATCGAGTGAAGTATCGGTTAACAGAATATGCAGTTTGCTTTTCACCATGTTTAACTTGGTCTGTATATCCATACCGTTACCTCTTTCTCGGTCTACCGCCTTTATTTCTCGGTTTTTCGGGTTCAGGCGTATCATCCTCAACAGGTTCGTTCATAAACATATCTTCCTGTTCAAAATCGTCCTGTATTGGCTCGACCTTTATCGCCTTTGTCTCTTCGACAACTTCACCGACAAACAATGTTCCGTCTGCATTTCGTCTAACCATGTTTAGACCTCCTTGTTACGATATAACGGGCAACTGTCCGTACTTAACAAGCAGAACATTGGTAATCCCGTTAAGGGTATTTGTAACCTTGCACCCTAAATACTTCTCGCTCTGCGAAGAGGTTGCCGTAAAGGTTGCGCTGGTTGCATCGGCTATATCGGTATAGCTGCCATCTTCTGTAGTAGCCGCTGCCCACTGATAGGTAAGAGTGCCGCTCTTGGGGGTATCAACCGTTACAGTAGCCTTTTTGGTAGACTCAACATAACTGATGCTCGCGTTTTCAGGGGTTACGGGCAGAAATGCACCGATATAATCGTAGATAGCGTTATAATTCTCCTGACGATCTGCCGGGGAATAGTCCGTTTTCCACACGGGTTTTGCAGGATTGTTAGCGATTGCGAAAGCCATAATATGATTCTCCTTTCATTTAGGACTTTCCCCACCCGCCACTAGGACGGGTAGGGCAATCTATGAGTGTGTGCAAATGGGATGATTTAAGCGTTAGCAACATCCGAACGCAGGAAGTACACGCCCTTCAACTTGTTTTCAAGGATGAAGGTATCGTAGTAAAGCCTGTAATCAAACTTCCATGCGTCCGCCTGCTGGTTTACAGCCGGTGAGAAGATACGAGGAAGTACATGCTTTGTAACCTTCTTGACTGCGTTAGGGTCAAGCATAATGAAGTGCAGATTGTAGTTAGTAGCCGCAGGAACATAGCCGCCAGCGGTCTGACCACTCTTACCGTTGTAGAGGGTAATAGCCGACAGAAAACGCTTCTGCGGTACACGGATGATCTGAACACCGTCATAAGTCTCAACGGTTTTGTTGATGCCGGTCTCGGTATTCTGAATGGTGCGGGTAATATCGCCCTGAACGCCCTGATAGAACTTCTCTGACATGAAGCAGATTCTGCCCTGATCGGGTACTTCGTCCTCGTTGAGCTGTGCAATAGCCTTGTCAAGCTCTGTGGTAGGATGGGTAATATCCGCAAGCTGGTCATGAGTGCCGTGAGAAATACCGTCAGTACCGGCGATCTTTGAGAACACATAAGCGTCCACTTCGGGTACAACCTGTGTGCGAAGAAACTCACCAACAAGAGTACCGAACGCCATACCGAGGGTTTCGTCATTATCCATTGTGTCAATGGTGAACGAACGTCCTCTGTCCTGTGTGAGTTCATGGCTCTCCCATGTTCCGGTTACATCACCGCCGATGAAACCATTCTGACGATCATAATCTCCCAAGCCCTGCATAGAGGTCTTGTAAAGATAAACCTTGTTAGCACCGTCAAACTGAATGTCACGGGCTTCAAGTACGCTGGACTTGCTCTCCTTCTGGTAAATCTCGTCAAGGATGGGCAAATACTTCTCTGCATAAGTAAAACTGTTAGCCATAAGTTTTTTCCTCCTGTGTAATGATGGGTTTTATTTCAACCCGAACGCCGCCCGGAACTTCTGCATTTCGGCTTCGTCTATGTCGGTCTGCTTTAATGCCGCTCCTTTGGATAATCCGGGCTGTTTATTAAGCAACTCGGCTTCAATGGTCTTTTTCTGTGACTCAATGAAAGCCTTCTGTTTGGCGAAGAAATCATCACTTATACCTTCGGGCAACTCTGCCGCCATCGTTGTAGCTGTGTCGAGGTCGTAACCGCTTTCCATAAGCCGTGTCTTGTAACTGTTTATCCTGCTCTCTGTGCGGTACTTTTCAAGCTCTGCCAGCGTAGCCGCTTCTTTCTCGGCTCTCTCTGCTTCGGCTCTCTCTGCTTCGGTCTGCTTTTCACGCAAAGCTTTCTTGTAACTCGCCGCCTCCGAACAAGCCTTATCCATAGCGTCCTTCTGCTTTTGGCTGTCCTTTAACAGTTTTTCGTACTCTGCCTTGTAGTCAATTTCGGGCTTATCGTCCTGCTTGACTTCGGGTTCAGTAGCCTTAACTTCGGGTTCAGTAGTTTTGATTTCGTCTGCCATAATATAGTCTCCTTTGCGTTGTTTAAGGTCTTTCTCTAGACCCGCCATTTTGTGTAATGCGAAGCTTATATAGCGGCTTCTCTTCCGCTTGTATTTTCACGGCATATAGCCGTAAGAATCATGTAAAGGTTAAAGTGCAAAGACAGTTAATATCCTCGGACGCTTCATTAAATCCCTGTGGATATAACGCCGCATTGCCATTGTAAGTGTAAAAATACTCGTCCATGTTCTTTGTTACGCCGTCAAGATATATATGTGTATCTCTTGAAGTAGGTAACATCATGCAATGCCAAGTCTTTGTTTTGGCGTTCAGCGCCGTGGCGGTATCATAAGAAGCTGTATTATATATCCTCTGTCTCTCATTGCCGACAATATCCGTCAATCCCTCAACATCTTCAAGGTAGATGTATTGGTCTATCCGCTCGTCTATCGTCATGCCGCCCACATCAGCCGAAATAACATCTTGCACCCGGTCAATGTCAGGTTGCCACTCACCGCCTAACTGACGGTTTACATCCGCCACGCCATCGGCATAAGCCAGCAACAACCAATCAAGCACTAAATCCTTAATCTTTGCGGTATCGCCCACATACTGCCTTATGTCACGCCGTAAAACATTAAGTTCGTCATTCCTTATCAGCATCAGGCTCACCGCCCTTCGCTTCTCTATTAGGGTTAGCGGCAGAGGAACCTTCAAGATCGTCATTGGGGGTTATATTTTGGGGTTCGGCTCCTCTATCCGCTAAATTCCAAACTGCATCAATGTATTTCTTGCTGACTTCTACATCAGTAAGAGGGTCATTAGACAATCCCGACCTCTCAAACGCAAGAGCCGGAGCAAAGCCTAAATCTTTCATGTTCATAGCCGCCTGTGTCTTGACAAGCAGATTAGACACATCGTTACGGACAACCTTTATCTCAAAATCTGAACGATTAAGGGTAAATTCCATCTTCTTTTTCAGTATGGCAAGGATAACCGCATCGAAGTACGCATTGGACTTCTTGAACTCGTCTTCGGTATTCCTTGCGTGGGTATCTGCCGTAGTCCATCCGTTACGGAGATATACCGCCTGCCCTGTGTCCGAAGTAGAGCCGCCTAAATCTTTAGTGAACGGTACTCCGGCAATCTTGAACACCTGTTCACGAAGGTCATTAAGCGTTACCTGCGTCTGCGTCTGATCTAACTGTTCCGAAAGAATCTTTACATCGGCTTTATTCTCGCCGCTATTCTTTAGCGATACAAAGCCCATCTTGCGAATGTCATTAGCCGTAGTGCCTTCGTCCAGTTCACAGTTATACAGAATCATAAGGCTCTGAATAAACTGCTCTATACCGTCCTCACGGTTAGACTGGATGTTATTTATTGCATCAAGTAACGGAAGAACATTCTCAAACGCTCCCATCCGCAGCTTGTTATACGCATATTCCACTATCGGAATCTCGCCTATGATGTTCGCTTCGGGTTCGCCCTCGATAGACAACGCCGTAACATCAGGGTTATAGCCGTAAGTAAGTTCAACATCGTTAAGCGGTCTGCCGTTAAGCCGATAGACAGAATCCCTTGTGAATACATCTATCTTTAACGCCTTATCCTGTACCACGATATTGATACCCATTACGGGCTTGTTTCCGGGTGACATACTGTAAACCACAAAAGAGCTTCTAGGGTCTAATGCGTACACCTTGAACGGCACATCAGGCTCATTGTTCGGCTCGACATACAGAACGCCCAAGCCGACAGTATGGAACCAATCTACTGTATCGTTATCGACTGCATACTTGCCGGATAACATCACATACTCGTTCAGTTCCTTTACCTTGTCGGTGATCGTGTTATCTTCCTTGCGGCTTACATAAGTTGCCGCTTTCGTCAGAAAATAGCCGTCCTTAAATGTGACTATTTCATCGGCATCATTTTCAATGATCTTACTGCATATCTCCGGGCGTATCTCTTTCTTTCGGTCAAGAATCGGCTGCATACCACGCCGATACCAATACAGATACTCTTCCTCTTTCATGTTCGCCATGTGCGGAATAAGGGCATGGTTGACCTCTTCAATGACATTATCAGCCGTAATAACATCATTGTTTGCGTAAATGCGTCTGCGTCCATACAGTCCGCAATCAGCCGTAATCAATTCCATACCCATAAACCTCACATGTCAATGATAGAGAAGGTGAAAATGCTATGCCAAAAAGCCGTCAAATCTACTTCTAATTGCGATTATACCCAACTATCTTTAAAAAGCCATAGGAGTGTAAACATTGAGTCTGACATTTCCTGTTAAGGGTATAAAAGCTATCCACTTACAATTATACCGATCAAATTTTAAGAATCCATAGAGGTCTACGAAACGCTTCTGACATTTGTGTTTTTTTTCTCAAATCATGCCGACAAAACGATTTATTAGCCGAAAAAAGAAATGTTAAACTAATAGCTGTCAGATTAGCATTAGTTTAACATTAGTTTAGCTTTTTATTAGCTTTAGTTTAGCTTTTTATTAGACAAACATTAGACAAAGTTTAGATAAAGTTTAGCATATACAATAATATAAATAATTAAATACGGATAAGAAAGTAAATAAGGAGAAACGCGCGCGCGTAGACACGAAAAATGCCACTTCGTTTTTCACCCTTGACGGGTGAAACGAGTGGCAGAAAAAAATGAAGAAGTGCTGAACGAACTGAACTGATTTTTTATCGGCTTACCATAATCGCTTACCAAGCGTTTGAAGTTTAGCCGTACCATTATACCTCATATCGCATAGTCCGGCAAGACTATCCGCTGCATCATCATGTAGATTCTTTTGGGTGAAGCTGAATACCTCCAGCTCATTGATAAACATATCGTATTCTCGACCTCTTTCTTTATCACGGCGGAAGTAGATGTTACGGATGTCCTGTTGGAACTGCTCGATCTTTGACAACTTGCTCATGGTGTTAGGCGCACGCTTTGAGGTAATATTGCAAGCGTACTCTATTTTCTTTACGGCTTCGCTCACTTCATCGGCATAGGATTGACCGCCTACGTTTGCTTCAAACCTTACCTTGCGTACCCCATGTTGTTTTAATCTGCTTGCTACTATCGGCACGGTCACGCTCTTATCGCGCCGATTAAACACCACATCATGTATAAATATATCGTTGCCGTACTGATATGCTATCGGCATGGATAAGGAATCACCGCCGCCAAAAGCCACATCACAGAAAGCATACACGCTATCAGGATCGCCGTCAGGAAGAACACCATCGTACCATGTAAGCTGTTCAGCCGTGAACGGCATACCCTCTTTCTGAATACCACGCTGCATATACAGACAAGAGAATGTCACAGGGTCAAGCCGCTCTTTAATCTGCGCTATCTTTTCATCGGTATAGCAATCCTCGCACTCATAGTGAAAGTTGCTATGCCCCTCTTCGTCACAGACAGGAAACGCCATAAAGTGATACCCCGGCTCACCCTCGTATCGTATCTTCTCACGGCTGATAGGGTCATAGATAGACCAGATTGTGCCTAACATGATCTCTTTGACCTCGTTACCTATCTGTCGGGTGGATATAGTGTCGGTATAGTTGGCGTAAAGTGTCTCCAATCTCTCCGGGCTTCTTGCTTCCTCAGCATTTTTGACCAAATCATCCGTAATCATAAACTTATCAGCCCTAGTTCGTCCAGTAATAGAGCCGCCGATACTGACAAGCGAGAAAGTCTGTGCGTCACCACGCCTACGATAGCCGATAGTATTATATTCCTGCGATTTTGTCGGCGCACCCAACGAGAATATTTCCTGATAGTTGTACTCTTCGGATGTGGTCATATCCAGTACGGCATCCATCATCAGTTTTACCATACTGTCGGCATAACTGACATACATATTCTTGCTATCGGGGTATTTCCCCATAATATAGCACATCAGAAACTTAATCAGGGTACTCTTACCACAGCCGGGAGGAGTAGATAGCGTCAACTTCTTGCCCTTCTTTTCGGCTATGAAGTTCTCAATCTCCGTGCATATCCCAAACTTACCCTCTAATATCTTCCTTCTCGGCAGCCAAAAGCGGCTATTACGGTTTCTATCCCATTCCATAGCCGTCATGAAATCATCGAAGGAATCACGAGCCGTAAGAATATATGATCGCCTGCTCCACTTCAAAGCATCCTTACTGCCGCCGGTCTGTATCTCATACACCATCTTTTCCCGGAAGTCCTGCACCAAAAACCGCCCATTAACCTTATCCTCAAAATAGATACGGTCAAGGCACATGGCAGCCTTATCAAACATCCGATTGTGCATATACGACTTATACGCCCCAATCAGTTCTTCTTTTTCAGTCATTCAATCACCCTCGCATAGCTAATCAAGTCTTTTAGCCTTTTTTCTACATATTGCTTTAATTCATGAATAAAAGCGTTTGATACTCTCGTTTCAAGCCCTCGGTATTTCATATCTTCAAACAAAACATATATTACAATTGCATCTGCCGTGTCTTTCAATAAACCTTCATTTACCGTAATTTCGCTCATTCCGCATCCCCCTCTCGCATATCTGCACCACAGTTAGGGCAGAAACTATTTCTTGTTAAATGCTCATGCAAAAACCATATACCGCACCGTTCACATTCAAGATATTCAATGCCATCACGATTATGGGCTATCCAATGCCCTTTTGTCCGACAATTATCTTCTCCCGGCATATTGGGTAGTTCCATGTAGTGCGTTATCTTGTCTTTCCATTCCCAAAAGTAATATACATCATTCGCTTCACCGAATCCCATTAGTAATTCAATGTGGGGTACATCGCAATGATATTTACCCTTTAGTGGTGTGCCGTGCCCCTTTACCGCAAACAGATACCAATAGTGATCCTGTAAATATTCATCATCTTCGGTTAGTTCTTTCCATTCATTCATTCCGCATCCCCCTCCCTCATTTCGGCACTTCTAATTTCACCCCACAATTACATTGAATAATCGGCTTATTAGCAAACGCTTTCTCGGTATATACTTTTTTGCATTGTGAACATACATACAAATTACCTTCTTGTACCGAATTGCCTAAAAAGATAAAATGCGGCGGTTCATTCATAAGGGACTGAACAACCTTATCCCACTTTAAAGCCAGCTCATTTTCATTGTTATTGTCGGTATATTTACTCACTTTTATCTCCTTCCCGCATATCAGCACCGCACATCGGACAAAAATCAAAAGAATTGTACCCTTCAACCTTACAGCAAGAACATTTTGGAAAAACCATACGTTCGTCAACTATCCACTTCCCCTTTGGTCTTGCGTCCTTTAAGGCTGCAATAGCCATATCAAACGCTTCGGGTATTTCATCCCCACCTTGATGACAATATCCACATCCGTTTACGCTATAGTCCGCTATTATCTTAATCGCTTCTTCGTTAGTCATACTATATCTCCTTTCTCAAAACCCACTGGGTTATTTTAAAACCCAAAAAAACCACATGGTTTTTTAAAAACCCAACATAACCCTAATGATAAATGATAAATGAATAATGATAATGATAAATGATTTTATTATATATATGCGGGGTAAATTGAAGGGCGTAGAGTTAAAACCAGATCACTCTTTACCATTCTCCACCCTCCACTTATTGTAATGATTATAGAATGTCTGCTTACTCCCTCCGAACTTCTCAATCACTTCGGCTTGCATCCACTTACCCTCATAGTACTCTTCAAACAACACACACTTTGCACGGTCATTCAATCCGTACTGCTGTTTTGCTCCCCACTTCTGTCCTCTATCCTTTGCAGCCTTGATACCTTCCTTCTGTCTCTCCCGTATTAAATCTCTCTCGAACTGTGCAAACGCTCCCAGCATATTATACATCAGTACTCCACTCGGACTGTTGAAGTCAATGCTCTCTTTCAAACTCTTGATCGTGACTTGTTTAGCCCTTAACTGTTCGGCTATGTTCGCCAAATCCACCATGCTCCTACCCAACCTACTCAACTCACACACTACCACCACATCCCCCGGCTTTACATACTCCAACATCTTCTGTAACTCCGGGCGATTCATATTTTTACCGCTGATCTTCTCTTTGAATATCTTATCACATTTCTCCCCCTTCAACATATCGTCCTGTCGAGCCGTATTCTGCTCAACAGTACTCACCCTGATATACCCGACCTTCATAACATTCCCTCCTTAATTCTCGCAATCGCCCTATTTCACGGCGTTTTCTCTCTATCAAATATGCAAGTCAATTATACTCTATAAGTATAATATTGTCAAGTATTTTGGACGAAACAATTTTGATTTTAGGTAGTCGAGGGGTTAACCCCCGCCCTGCCCCCTACCCCCGTTTTACCCCTCCGGGGGGCTATATTCCTCGCCGATCATATATAAAGAATGAACACACACAAAACGCTTGAAATGTGCTATTTTAAGCATTTCTTGATGTGTCTATCATTGTACACATTATTTGATTAAAAAATGTCAATTATTTTCTAGAAAACGCTTGACAAATAGTCGGGGCTATGCTACTATAGTACTACAGTCAAGGCAGCGGAAACGAGAAAAGCCGCCCGGACTGATACAAAGGATTTAAAAAGTTACAATGTCGAAGTTAAACTACAACCTTATGTAACTTTTTGTAACCTTTTCAGGACTCAAACCCCAAAATTCCCACATTCAAAATTAGAAAAGAGGTAAAAAGAATGAGCAAACAGGAAAAGCAAGCAACCTACTTCCGGGCGCTGTTCGGTAGCGACCTGACCGAAGAAGAGAAAAGGCAGTACAACGAGTCAATACAAGCGCACTATGAAAATATGATCCGTTTTCAGAGCCGCGCAAGGTATGACCAAACAGAAAATGCCGCAACGGCTGCCACCGTCACGGCATGAAGTAAGAAACTAATACAGGGCGTGGGCGGAACAGTCCGCCGCCCGTGTTCCTGTAGTATAACATGAACGGACTGAAAACACAATACTAAACTACAGGAGGATTTAAACATGAACAAAATCGAAATTATCTATCAGAACAAAAAGGACTGCTACACCATTGAAGAACAATTCACAGCGGATGAAGTAAAAGGAATTTTGAAAGACGATCAAGTATTTTATGCAGAGTTAAACGGCGATCCGGTCAAGAATTGGAGCATACACAGTATAGAAAATGCAAATGAGTCTATCATATCGGCATTATCAAGAGAAAAGCTGGATATTAAGGGATTTAATGTTTATCTAATAGATTTTAAAGGTTGTTTTGGTTTTTCGGCATGTGTTTTTAAGAATGGCAGACATATTTATCACGCTAATGACTATGAATTGCATCACAAAGGTAGAAGCCCGGAAGAGTTGAAAAGCTGGTATATTGATACATTAAATCATAAACTATTTACAGATGAAGAAATAAGCGAAAAAATAGTTGATTATTCAGACTATCAGAGCAAAGACCATTTTATCCGCAACTATTATCCCGTGCAGTATGACCATTTATCTATGTTTCATATATTCCACAATGAACAGGAAGAAAAAGAATTTGACGACAAGCAGCAAAAAGAATATCCGTATATATGCAAGTCTTGTTTTTCATACTTTAAGGATCAGGCTATATCTGATAAAGTTAACGATTTGTTGATTGCGTTACAATTCAGACTTGAAGAGTTAAAAAATGATTTTGAATACTGGAAAAGCGCAATTAAATATGAAATGTATAATCACGAGTACTGCTACAACACATATCAGGGTGATTTTGATGTGATCGGATGTTTTGCCCGTGTCAAGTGGTGCGGTGATTGCGCCGGCATGGAGGAATTTTTAAGAAATTCAACATTGACGGATGTGCAGAAAAAAGCATACAGGGCGGCAAGAACAGAATATTTTGCAGAGATTGGAGATGATTATTAATGAATATAGATTTTTGGTATGGCGGAAAATTGGAAGATGTAACAAGAATTTCATGCAGTTTTAGTGATCGTGATTTTATATATCGTGGTTGGATGTATGATAGTAACAATAATGTTATTGGTGATTATTACACTACAAACAGCGTAGAAATAGAGCAGATTTTTAAAGTGAATTTCGATTAACACACTTCACCGGGGCGGCGTAAAAACCGCCCTGCAATATATAGAATGGGGGTTATAGTATGAGATATTACAAAGTCATTTTTTCGGACTACTCCGAGACAGTCGGAAAACAGGAAAACAAGCAAAAAATGTTAGCGGATGCAAGATTATATTGTAAAATGTGGAACTTGTCGGAAACTGTACGGGATGTATTAGAAATATCCGAAAAGGAATATCAGGAAAAAACAAAGGGGGCGGCGGTATGAATTTACAAACATTAGAACTAAAACAGCGGCATATAAACGCTAGCACGCTGCCGGATGTATTACGGGGGCGTGATATAGTTGGATTTTTCGGCGGCGTATATAATCATAGACAGTTTATAAAAATATGTGATGATAATTGCAATTTTGTTATATATGCCGATAGAATAACTAACTATTGCTATAGTGTAGCGAAAGAAAACAGCGGGTGTAATACTACTTGTTTTGGCGGGCTGGATCATGTGAAGAAACTGTATAAACAAAATCATTTTAAGTATAAACACTTCACAAAGTACGGGCGGCGGCTTTTGGGTATAAATTAAAAGGGGGTGCAAGCATGAATATATTAGAACAATTAAAGAGTGATTTTAATTTGTCGGCAAATCTGACGGCACTACAGACCGCAATAGATAACACAACGGTTTTTACATGGTCAGGTTGTCAATCGGTTTTACTGGAACTATTCCGGGCGTTACCTGATACAGACATATATCGTAATGAATTATATCCGGACTACGCACAAATGCGGTATTTTTTGGATAATGTCACAATACGTTACAACGATCATATCAAAAATGAATACCCGCCCGAAGAATGGAAACGGATCCGGGGCGTTATCGGTTTAAAAACTGTCACTCTTGACGGCGGTTTTAGCATTGAAGAAATATTGAAAAGTTTAAATGATAGATTGCATACACATTTTAACATTGATCAATGTGAGCAGGATTGTTTCACTGATTTATATAACTACCTCGTAAACATTCCAAAGCCGTTTCAATGCTTTATAGAGTGGTTGCAGAAAAACGGGTATAATTTACCCGGCATGATAGAAAAATATCATAATACTATTGATTATGTCATATCGGAAAATGAACAGTATAAAAGCGTTGAAGTCAAATTCAATAGAAAACCGAACGCCGATATTATCCAGCTTTTGAAGTCATTCAAGTTTCGCTACAATCCCCATAAATATTTATGGTATGGGTTTATCAGGCGTGACATTCTGGAATTAGCGCTTGAAAATGTTTAAAAAGGGGGTGCATATATGTCAATAAATTATACTATCCCGGGCGGCAGTGTTCGGACTGATTTACTCGAACTAATAGAAAATAATCACACATTGATCGCAGGCACAACGGGCAGCGGTAAAAGCGTATTAGAAAATAGCATACTATACAATATTTTATTGTCTCATTTTCCCGGCAGCGTTTCCAATGGCTACGGATGTAAACTAATTTTAATTGACCCGAAACGGGTCGAACTGATAAATTTTGTTAGCGTTCCGCATTGTATTAAATATACAGACACGGCGGCGGGGGCTGTTGAAGTCCTAAAATATACACGGGCTATAATTGAAAACAGAATCGAACAAATGCAACGAGAACGCCGCCGGACTTTTGACGGCTGCCCCATTTATATTTTCATTGACGAAATTGTGGACTTAATGACCGCAAAAGAATCAAAGGAAATAACCCGGATATTAACGGACTGCATATCAATTTCACGGGCGGCAAGGGTATTTTTTGTGATATGCACGCAAGCCCCGAACAGAAAGATTTTAAAACCTGAAATAGTATTGAATTGTAGTTGTCGGATTGCACTAAAGTGCATTAGCCCGATAGAATCCCGGCAGATAATAGACAGTCCTGAGGCTGTAGACTTGCCGTCTCACGGTCAGGGAATTGTTATAAAAGGGATTGATCGTTATAAAATCAGAATCCCATTATATTCAGATTATGACATTGACGATATAATAACATTCTGGAGACGGCAGCATCCTATATTAAATTATTGCAATCAAAAAAATAAAATAGTATAATCATATAAAAAATCACGGGGGTAAAAATATGAAAACTATCGCAACAACGACACATTATTATTTTTATGAAACTAACGCAGAAAAAGGAATTTGCGTCACTGACATGGATAATAAACGCGTTTATTTTTGCCGTATTGATTCCAACGGAAACGATACAAACACGGGCGTAAATATTTATAACGCAGATTATGCCGCCACACTGGAAGCCCTGAAAACTGCCTACAATAATTTATACGAAAAGGGATTGCTTTATGATTTTGACGGTATAGAAACGGATTTTTCGGATGATATACATGATTTTAACCCGGCAGAATTTGAAAAACTGGAATTGATCATTGACGCAAAATCATATTTATCATAATAAACCAATATAAAACAACTTCACCCGGTTATAAATACCGGGTGTTTTTTATTGCCTTCTTTTATCGGTTATACCGTCAGAAATAGCCCTTAAAACCTCTCAAACCCTTACACCCTTGCAATTATACCCTTGCAACCTATAGCCCCGTTAAAGCCCTTTTAAAACGCCTTGCGGGGTATATTGTCTTTTATCGGCTATTTATCGCACTTTATAGCACTATACCCTTTAATTGCACTAAAACGCCCTTTAAATCGGTTTTATGTTTTGGCAGTATATTTAATCATGTTTGATATTTAAAACGATTTTAGGCGTGTTTTCGTTTGATTATAGCGGTATGGAATCAGGGCTATTATATCAGGACACAAAAAGCGAGACAGCCCCGGAAGGCTGCCCCGTGTTATGGAATAGAGGTTTTAAATGGACTCTTGCCGTCATTCTTTAAACTCCCCGTCCTCAATGACTTTTTCGTTTTCGGATTTTTTCAAAAGTTCTTCTTTCTGCGCCCTTTCTGCGGCTCTTTTTTTTCTCATAAATTCTTTATCGTAATCGCTCTTTCGCTTTTTCTGCCGCTCTTTATCATTCCAACAATCTTTCTTTGCTTGCCGTTCTGCGGATAATTGATATCGATCATCGACTAAATCTTTGTCGGGAATGGCGTACTTTGCGTATTTGTCCTCTATTTTCGGCTGTATCTCCACCACCTGCGCATTATCCGGCAATGCTAATGTTTCTGCGCCGGGCAACAGTTTGCTTTCTGCAATCAAATCTTCGGCTGACAACTCGTTGTAATCGTTCTGTTTGACTATAATCTCTTGTGTTTCCTTGTAGCCGAAGAAAACCTTACCCATGAACATACCGCTGATATTGTCGATATTAGATTCTTGCATGTTCTGTGCCCAAATATCCTGAAGTTTGATATAAAAATCATTGGCTATTTTCTGATGTTCAATACTACCGCGCCGACCTGTATACCAGTTATATATAGCGTCTACTGATATACCTAGCCAGTTAGCGCACCCGGCAACGGACGGGAGAACATCATGATCTAAACAATACTGCCAGTAGATATTGATACGGTCTTTTATTGCCTGTGGGTTCCGTAAATCCACTCTCGGATATTGATTAGCCGCCAAAGCGTGTTCAAGAATCTTTCTGTTTGCTCCGGGTTCTTTCGGCTGATAATATTTTTTTGCCACTTAATCACCCTCTTTCTGCGTATTATCCCGCCTAACCAACCTAAAATACTTCCTTTTCTGCTCCCATCGGCTTTCCCACCTTCTTACGGCTTCCGCTTCGGTACTAGCCGATATTTGCACCAAATGACCATCAGTATTGTTATCACACTGTATGTATGTGTGGTAGTTCGTCTGCCACATATACGCCTTACCGCCGCAGAAAGGGCAGGGGCGTAAATCGTCTCGTATCATTATTCCTCCTATATCGCCATTAAATCGCTTAACTCTAACTGATTATTTGTCGGCAATACACACATTTCCCCTTTTGCTCTACGGTAAAACTCTTTGTTAATTTCAAATCCGTAGAAACTACGCTTTAACTCCATGCAAGCCCTCGCTGTGCTTCCCGAACCGAAACAAGGGTCTATAACCACATCGTAGGGGTCTGTAAATATCTCGATCAGTTTCTTCAAGAGCTTTACAGGCTTTTGTGCCGGATGTATTTTCGGTATGTCCTTGCCGTCACGCTCCCATTGAAACCAGTTAAAAACCATGTGACCTGTTCCCGGTATGTTCTTCCCATTCTCGTCTACTTGCAAGCCGTTTCTGAATTTCGGTAACTTATCCCGGTAAAATAGCAAAGCATACTCTGTAGCACCAACAACCCGCATATTAGCCTTTAAGACTTGTGGGCTATAATTCTTGATAAAAACCAACGGTATGAAATTCGGAAACCCATTCTTCTTTGCCGCTTCGATCAATGTCGGCTGTTGCTCAAACGAACAGAAAACTATCATGCAAGGGCTATCACTACTTCTACCACGCCCTGTTGACGGGCTTTCCTTCTTCATCAACCGACTACAAAAGTGAAAATACTCATACAGATTAAAATTAAAATCGCTTGCAAATGCGGCTTTTCCTGCAAGTTTGCTTTCTCCATTCTTATTATCACCGCCGTTGTACCACATAGGATTAGACCCATAGAAATTTGTTCCTACGTTATACGGCACATCTGCAATAATTAACTGTGCTTTCTGTATCGGGTAACATTTCCAGCCTTGCATACTATCGTTGTACAACTCGCATTTCAGTTTTTTCTCATGTTCCATTCTGCACCTCTCTCATTTATCTGTTTCATTCTTGATACGGATTTATCCCACTTTCCTCAATCTTTTTCAGTATGTCGGCGTAATCGTCTGGGTGTATATCCGTATTCCACGGCATATCATTCAGATACGGCTTTGTGATCGTCTGCTCTAACAGCCACATCAGATTCCAACAAGCCGCAACTAAATGCGTAGGCTCATCAGTTATTCCGGCTATCCACTTCCCTAAATGCCTTGCACCGCTGTCAGCCAATGAATGAAACGGTATACCTTTTCTCACATTGTTCTCGCCGTAGTGCAATGCTCCACGTTCACAATGCTTTGATAACTCAATAATAGCGTTCCACGGCATTAAGTCCATGCGACCTTTACCGTCTGCGTTATCTCTTACGGCTCCTGTGCTAAATTCCCTCTGTTCTGCCATTCTCGGTTTCCTCGCTTTCTACACTCTCTCCATTATCGGCATGTTTCTTTAACTTATCAGGTATCACGATCTCGTCAGGCGTTAAACCTATCCACGCCCGGAACTCTTGAAAACAGTCCTTGCATATCTCGTTACTCCTATGCGAAAACGGATTTGTAATACAGCGTTGCTCTATAAGAAAAGTTTCATTTGTCGGCACTTCCTTGCCGCACTTATCGCAAAAACGCTTAATCATTTTTCATCCTCCATTAAATCAATAAATGTGCAGTCAGGATCGTCAGTTTTCTCAATGCCGTACATATCATACTTCTTTTCGGTTCCGTTATCGAAACGCACCACTATATCCTTGTAGTACGAGGTTATGCGGATGATTGTACCTTTCTGTCCGTTGTCGCAGCTTACCCGATCGCCGATAGTAAAATCTTTCATTCCTCGCTCCTTTTATTGATTAAATACTTTTCTGCTTTTTCACTATGGTGCCAATAATACTTTGTTTCTCCTGTGAAGGGAATATGCCTATCTCTCAAATAATTTCCGTCACCGTCTTTTTCTATTACTTCTATTCCGTCAGACCGCAAATCGTTCACCATAGCTTCAATATCGTAATCGGTGGCTTCGTAT